GTAGGATCAGATATAACTAATGGAACTGAGAGCACAGTGGAGGAAGTACCAAATGAGCAAGAATAGATATACATCTGCAGAATTAGATGCAAGATTAAAATTTGCATTAGGAATTATGTTAGGAGTTATTCTCCTTTCAACAACATTGGGTATTTTATATGCCCTGATTTTTGTAACACAACCAGTAAATGCACAATCTGAAAATGATAAGATGTTCTTTAATGTACTTGGTAGTGTTGCTACATTTATTACTGGTACCCTCGCAGGTTTGCTAATTGGTAAAAGTGGTGCACAAGAAATGAAAGATGCAATGGAAAACAATGCTTCAGTTGCAGAGGAAGTAGCGACAGGAACAGAAGCGGTAGCAGAAGAAGTTCCTGCTGGTAAAGATAATTCACAAATGCCAGAAGAGCAAGAGATTGATGAAGAATGGGATAAGGATTAATCATGGCAGAAATGGGAACAGCAGAAAAGTTAATTGAAATAGCCAAGGAAGAAATTGGTTACATTGAAGGACCAAAAGATAATGAAACAAAGTATGGTGCTTTTACAAAAGCTAATTTTCAACCATGGTGTGGATCATTTGTAATGTGGTGTGCTGATAAGGCTGGCGTAAAAGTTCCAAACACTGTTTACACTCCAGGTGGAGCAGCAGCATTTAAAAAATCTGGCAAGTGGCTAGATGCTCAGATTGCTGATCCAGATCCAGGTGACATTGCATACTTTGATTTTCCTGGAGACGGTGTTGATAGAATTTCACACGTAGGAATCGTTATTAAAGATAACGAGGATGGAACCGTTTGGTGCATTGAGGGTAATACATCAGGAGACCCAAAGAAATCTCAGCGTAATGGCGGGGAAGTCGTAAAGAAACTTCGTGCCTATAAGAAGAATAAAAAGGGTGTACAGATATCCATAGTAGGATTTGGTCGTCCTAAGTTTAAAGGGGCTGCTAAGGCCGAATCTGCCCCATCTGAGGCGGTATCTGAGGCAAAGACCTGCCCTACTTGTGGTCAAAATATCAAATAAAACCTATTTGACGTATTAAAATATTCCTGGTATACTAAATAAACAGGAAAATCTAGGGGTAGGCATGACTTGTATAGCAGCAATAATTAAAGATAATAAATGCTACATGGCTGGAGAAAGAGCTATTGTAGATGAATCACAACAAATGAAATCAGATATTCCAAAGATCTGGAAGTCTGGAGATTATCTATTTGGATATTGTGGAACTCTTGAAGGACAAATAATTCAAAATAATTTTATACCGCCGAAACCCGAAGGCAATATAGATAAATTTATGCGTGGTAAATTTCTTGAAGAACTTAAAAAGTTTTATGATAAATGGGGTATGCCAGCAGAAAAAGACTCAGAATTAACTTTATTGATATGTATTAAAGGCAGAATGTATGAGCATGAATCTGCCAATTTAACAATGATTTCCTATGACACAAATTTTGCTGCCATAGGTTCAGGTTCAGCCTATGCAATGGGTTCTTTGCATGCTACCCAAAACTATAAAGATCCAAAGCGTAGGCTGACTCAAGCTTTAGATGCTGCTATTTTATATAGTCCACATTGTCTATATCCTATTGACTTTTTAAGTAAATAAAGGTAGAATATAGATATGAAAGATGCAAACGATTTTCCTATTTGGTTACAAACTGGTATTGATAATGGTTGGATTTCTGAACCATTCTGTACAACACATGATGGTGATCCTTATATGAGTGAAGAAGAGTCTAAAGAGTGGGAAGATGGTGGCGATCCATGTTGCCATGTTGTTAAATTTACATTATAATAGAAAGATATAAGATAAAAAATGAATAAAGACATAGAATATGATAGTTTTTTTATGAATTCATATCCTAGAACTGGTAGTACATTTTTAAAATTTGGCATTACCATGTTTTTAAATTTTAGAATTTATGAGCAAATACATAGTGCTTTCTTAGCTGGTAAAAAAATAGAAAATACTATGCAGATTATTACAATAAGAGAACCAATTAATTCTATAACTTCTAATATATATAGGGCATATGGAGAGTATATTTATAAAACAGCTCATGATAAAAATTCTATTAAAATAGATAACTTCTTAAAAGAAGGATTAGGAGAATCATTTGATTTTCATAATAATTTTTATCATGAGCTGTATAGCAACGCATATAAAAATGAACAATGCTTGATTATCTTTTTTGATAGTTTTACAAAAGATATTAGAAAAGAATTAATTAGAATATCTAAGTATTCAGGAAAATCCGATAAAATTTATAATTTACCAAGTTCAGAACATATATCAGATCATATTTTCAATATAATGAACAATCATAAATTTAACAATTATGCAACATTAACTCACGGCAATTTACCAAGGCAGGTAGGCGAAGAATATTTTTATATAAAACAATATGTTGAATCAAAAACAAATGAAATTAGTAAAAATATTGAAATTTATAATAAATTTTTACAAAGAGATATGGTATAATATAAATGTACCTGCCAAAAGGGGGTACAGATGAAACTCGCTGAAAAGGAGAATAAAATGGTAAGTTCATTTGCATGGGATCTATTTAAGGATCCTTTTTTTATTGGCTTTAATCGTGAAATGGAACGATTAGCTAATGTTCAATTAGCATCACGGCAAACAAGTTATCCACCTTATGATTTAATTAAGTTGGATGATGATACATATAAACTATCTTTAGCTGTCGCTGGCTTCTCAAAAAATGATATTAATGTTTCAGTAGATGATGGGACATTGATTATTAAGGGGGAAATTGCAGAAGTTACAGATGCAGAAGTTGTTCATAAAGGAATTGCTGCTAGAAAATTTACTCGCACATTTGCCCTTGGTGAATATATGGAAGTAACTGGTGCTGAAATGGAAGATGGAATGCTACATATCAATATTGATAGAGTTATTCCAGAGGAAAAGAAACCAAAAACAATTAAAGTAAAGTAGTAAAATAGAAGTCCCCACATGGGCCTTGGGATGGATTAGTTACCCATTTTATAAATCGGGCCATAGTGCTTGAATACCCGTGTGGGGCTTAATAATTTTTGATATAATAATAATTGCTATGACTGAAAAAGAACTAGCATATTATAATAAACAGCAATTTAAAAAGAAACTTGCTGAAATAAAAACAGCAAGTGGATGTGTGGATTGCGGAGAAAACAACCACATAGTTCTTGATTTTGATCACATTAAAGACAAAAAATACAATATTTCTAGAATGATTCATGATGGATTTTCATGGAAAGCAATACTTAAAGAAATATCAAAGTGCGAAGTTGTTTGTGCTAACTGTCATAGAATTAGAACACACATTAGATTGACTTCTAAAATAGCTTAGGGTATAATTAAATCATGCCAACATACGAATATGACTGTATGGCCTGTGCTATTAGATATTCCAAAACAAGGTCAATATCTGATAGTGATCCAGGCTATTCCTGTGATGTTTGTAATAAACAATTAGTTCGTGTTTATTCTAATTTTGGGATACAATTCAATGGTCCTGGATTTTATAAAACTGATAATAGAAAGTAGATATATAATTATATTATGAATAATATTGTTGAAGACCATCCATCAGTAAAAGAAAAAGAGTATGCATTAAGAATAATTGATCGCTGTGATCAGTGCGGTGCACAGGCATATGTTATGGTAAAAGGATCTACTGGAGATCTTATGTTCTGTGGTCATCATTATGAAAAGATTATGAACAATCCAGATGCATATACAAAAATGATGGCTTTTATGCTTGAGGTTATTGATGAAAGAGATAAGCTTATTGAGAATAGATTAGTTGGCGGACACAATCAATGAAAACTGTTTATTATTTTACCGCCGATTGGTGCCAACCATGCAAAAAAACAAAACCTATTGTTCAAGAACTTAATATTGAACAAACACAGGCAGGATTTCAGATTATAGATGTAGATGATAATGGCGACTTAGTTAAAACATTTGGGATTAAATCGGTACCTACATTTATTTTATTTGAAAACGGTATAGAAAAAAATAGAATTATAGGTGGACAAACAAGAGATCAGCTGGTAGAATTTATAAATGGATAAAACAAATCAAGAAATTATGGATGAGTTAATTCTTGCTGGTGCTCTGCAGGTTGCTGGGGTAGATACGGAAACAGGCGACTTTTTATATCAGTTTACTCCTAAATTAAAAGAAATATCTCCAGTGCTATATGATGAACATGTAAATCATGTTAATGGAGAATTAATGAGACTATGGGAAAAGGGATTACTAGATATTAATATTGCTGATCAAAATCCTATAGTAAGACTTACAGAAAAAGCATTTGATGACAGTATATTATCTACCCTTTCTAAAGAGGATCGTTGGGGAATTGAAGAAATAAAAAGGCTATTGAAAAGCAAAGAACTCTGATATAATGGCATTATGCCATATCATGTAGGTGCCAAAGGATCTTATGGGTGTTCAGGCTACCCAGCCCTAAAAGACGACGGGACAGTAATGGGTTGCCACAAAACTAGAGGGCAGGCTGCTGCTCAAATTTATGCTATTAATGTTAGTGAAGGAAATATTGGTAAAGGCATTCCTAATCTTAAAGAAGGAGATTGGGCATTAACCTCACACGGAGAAGAAGATGAATTTCATATTGGACAAGTAGTTCATGTTATGCGTGAAGGTATGCTTGGGATAGAAGGTGCAGAATACACTCTAACTGCATCTGCAGAAAATCCAGTAGTTATGATTCAGCTATATGAACAAGAAGAAGATGGTTTTTGGGAAGCAACAAGAGAATATTCTGCCTGTATGATGAGTCTAATGATTCCAATTAGCCCATTACCAATGGAGCCAGAACTATCAGAAATGGAAACAGCAATGGATAATTCTATGATGTATCAAAAATCACAGCCATGTTGTCCAGAAGAAATTGAAAAGAAAACGCCCTGTTGGGATGGATATGTTCAGCGTGGAATGAAAGAACAAGACGGAAAAATGGTTCCAAATTGCGTTCCAGTAGATAAAGCAGATAAGCCTAATTATGAAGATATGATTAAACCACGTAGAGGTGGATCAACACCATCAAATCCAAGATTATATGCAAGAATTGTTCAAGAAGCAAAAGATAAGTTTGATACATATCCATCAGCGGTTGCAAATGGATGGGTAGTTCAAGAATATAAACGACGTGGAGGTACATACAAAATGTATGATGAGGATATGAATAAGCGTGAGTTCTCTGGAGCTACTCGTGAAAGAATGGCAGAATCTGGAACAGCTATGCCAGATGGATCTTTTCCAATTGCAAGCCGTTCAGATTTAATGAATGCTATTAGATCTGTTGGTCGTGCTAAAAATTATGATGCTGCAAAACAACACATCATTCGTCGTGCCCGTGCTCTTAATGCAATGGATATGCTTCCAGAAGATTGGAAAAATAAAGCCACAAAAGGAATGGGTGAATGGTCTGGGTCAATATTTGACCTAAATCCGTTTGTAAAATAATGTCTTCGGGATCTTACAAGCCTCACCGTAAATTTAATGCAGTTCAAATAAAAGACGGTATGATTGTTAGATTAAGAAAAGATGGAACAGTAAAAGCAGTATTAGGAAAATACGGAGAGTATAAAAAAAATGCCAAGAATTAATATAGTACAGCCTTCAGATCTTCATAAGGCAGAAACATATACACCAACTTCCGGAATGAAAGCAGCAGCACGTCGTGCACTTCGTTGGAAAGAAGAAGGAAAAGCTACAGGAGCTGGTACGGCAGTAGGATGGGGTCGTGCAACTGATATAGTAGCTGGTCGTGGTCTATCTCTTGATACAGTAAAACGTATGTATTCTTTCTTTTCTCGTCACGAAGTTGACAAAAAAGGAAAAGACTTCTATAATACTAGTAACCCTTCAAATGGCAGAATCATGTGGGATGCCTGGGGAGGGGATGCTGGATTTTCTTGGTCACGTGCAATAGTTGAACGTGAAAAGAAAAAGACAGAAAAAATTTGGGAAGGTAGCGCATTTAATCCAAAAAGGGGGTAGGCAGTGGAGGATTTAAATAATGAAGAAATTAAACAATTACTTAATTTCTATAGACAAAAATCATCTGATCTTGAATTTCAAGTTTTGCAATCACAAATAAAAATAAATAAACTAGTTGCAAATCAAATTGAACCAGAGCCAGCAACAAAAATAAAAAAAATAAAAAGTGATTCTTAGGAAAAAAATTGGATTATTTTTTTGTATTCTTATTGACAATTGCTATATCTTTTGTTATACTTAGAATAGTAAAAAAAAATGAACAACATTTTTTAAAAAGCTTTTCATATCGTCAAAGCGATATACATAGCATTACTAAAAAGTTTTATACAAAAAATAATATAAAACAAAATAAAGAAACTCAGTTAACGAAAAGGATAGATAACAATAATGCCAAAATAATTTTGGCTGAAGATAAAGCATATTGGGTTGATAATAATATATTCTATATTGCAGATATTATTAATGATCATCCAGATATGTCTACTGCTAAACCTATTGATACTTCTAATTTGTCAAAAGAAGATATTGACAAAATGCTTTTTATACTGGATAATTTAGGTAGGGGGAAAAAAGATGAACGTGGTAGTTCAGGGAACTAATGACTTTGATGACTATAATGTATTTATTCGTGCTATGGGCGTAGCCATGTCTGGAATGAAGAATGGTGATGAAGAGTTAAATATATATACCGTTGGTCCAACAAAAATTAATTCAATGACTTCTGAATTCTGCAACTTATCTGAACGTGGTATGAAGGCTCGTGGTAAAAAGATTAAATACTACAGAGTTCCATCCCAATGGGTGTATGAAAATATGGAACATATGCACTATTTTGCTTTTCTATCAAAGCCAAAGCAAAGTATTTCAAAGTTAGCAGCAGAAGCAGAATTAAAAAATATTGAAGTAGGAATTTTTAGATACTAGGAGTAAAATGATTATTAAAAATTTAGAACAAATGGAAAAAATTGTTTCCAAAAATAGTAACCTGTCTTGGGTTGGATGGGATGTAGTTGATCGCAAAAGATCTGATGGAGCTAGAACTTCGCTTGATGGCGTAAGAGTCAATGGACTTTGGTATCTTCAAAGAGTTTATCCTGTAACTCGCCAAGGGTGGGACATACCGAATAAATATAAAAGGTAAATATGAAGCAACATCTATGGAAAGATGAAGCACTTTGTCTAAATTCTGATACAAATTTATTTTTTGATATATATGAAGAAAAAACAGAAACTAGAGAGTTTGTTGATTCTCTTTGTCGTACCTGTCCAGTAGCTAAAAAATGTTTTGCAGTAGGGGTTTCTGGAAAAGAATGGGGTATATGGGGCGGTATATATCTAGAAAGTGGAGAAATATCTAAAGAATTTAACAGCCATAAGACTAAAAAAGACTGGTTTTATACATGGCAAGCATTAACTATGGAGCAATAATGTATACAGATAAAATGCGTATGGCATTTCATTCCATATCTGCCCCTAAAAATTTTGGGGTAACTCTTATTGACAATGACTCATTCATTACGATAAAATTAGATGAGAAGTCTTTTGTTCGTATGACACATGATCAAAAGTTAGAAGCAGTAAAATATGTAAGCATGGTAAAGAAAGCATTAGAAATGGAGGGTGCTATTGTGTTAGTTACTAGGGAGCCATTACGATAATGCAAACATTTTTACCATCAGCAAATCCAGTCACCACAGCAAAATGGCTTGACAGCAAGCGCTTAAACAAACAAATATTAGAGTGTTATCAAATTCTTAATGTACTATCTGGCAAGTCTCCAACTGGAGGATGGCGCAATCATCCAGCAGTCCTAATGTGGAAAGGTTATGAACGTGGTTTGTGGCAATATGTCCAAGCAATGGTTCGTGAAGCTCGTAAACGTGGTATTCGTACAGAAAACAACGAGGCAAATCTTAATAGGTTAAAAGATCAATGCTGGGAACAATGGGGAGAACAGCCACCGTCATTCTGGAATGATACAAATAAATTAATGCGTGTAATTACTACACATAAAGCAAGTTTATTTGACAAAGATCCTATGTATTATGCAAAGTTTGGCTATGCCAAACATAGTATATATAATCAACCTTGCTGTTCAACATGCAAATATTACTGGGTAACACACGAAAACAGATGAGTATTTTTATATCAATAGCAAGTTACAGAGATCCTGAATTAAATAGAACAATTAAATCTGCTATTGAAAATGCTGCACATCCAGAGCATTTATTTTTTGGAGTTGTGTTACAAGAAATAGAAAAATTTGAACCAGATTTATCTTGGGTGCCTAATCTATCATTAATCAAAATTCACCCTAAGTTTGCAAGGGGCGCTGGATTTGCTAGAGCACATGCTATGACTTTATATAATAATGAAGATTATTTCTTACAAATAGATTCTCACACAATGTTTGAAAAAAATTGGGATGTACTTTGTATAGATCAATTAAATAAAGCAAAAAATATTTCTAATAATAATAAAATAATCATTTCAGCCTTTCCCCCACCGTTTCGTGTTGAAAGCAATAACCAAACATACATAATAAAAAACTCTAAGACCCAACCTCCATACCCTACCAAACAAATACCAAAGTTAACAAAAAAAAGCCAATGGACTGCAGAGCGTATAGAGTTTAGTGATAAACAAAAAAAATTCCCAGAGCTGTCAACTACTATATTAGCTGGATTTGTTTTTGCAGATGGCTCTATAGTAAATGAAATTCCTTATGATCCAGAGATTAGTTTTTTTGGTGAAGAAATTTGTTTTGCTGTAAGAGCGTGGACAAGAGGGTGGGACATTTACTCCCCTTCAGTAAATATTCTGTATCATTTTTACTCTCGTGAAGGTTATAGTAAAATATGGAAAGATAGAAATATAAGAAAAGTTTCTTGGAAAGAACTTGAAGATATATCAAAAGACAAACAAAAGCGTGTTTTGTGTGGTATAGAAGAAGGAATGTTTGGGCTAGGCACATATAGACATATTAAGCTATATGAAAAAATGACTGGAATAAATTTTAAAAAAATGTATGGCTTGACATAGTAATATAAAAGGAGTACAATTAGAATATGGAGATAGCTTTAGTTGCATTAAGTATACTTTCTGTATCACTTTTAATTGGATTAATTTCGGCTACTTTAAAATTAAAAAATATGTCAGACAGTTTTGCAAGTTTGTTTGTAGCGTACAGTGCAATAAATCAAATGGCTGAGTCATCTAATGGCCTATTAAAAGAAGATGATGATGTTCACAAAGAAAATTTTATTAAGTTTTTATCAGATTCAAGGGAGTGGGCTTTTGGATATATTGAAGAGGTACAGTCAGGATTAAAAAAATTTATAACCGAAGTAGAGCCACAGCTTGAATATTATAATAAGTATGGAATAGTAATTGAAGGTATGGTACCACCGCATGACTTTGCTTTAAAAAAAATATCAAAAGAATTTCAAGATTTGAAAAAGTTGCTTCCCGAGGATATAGATGATAGACGCTAGAGGTATCCCTACATGCATATGTCCAAATTGTGGGGATAATTTATTTAGAGCATTAGTATCATTTGATCCAGAAACTTATACTGTTGGTATGTACCATTTAGATATTCAATGTCATAATTGTGGAACTCTTGCTACTGCACCTACTCCGCTAGATAATCCTGAAGCAAATCCAGAAGATAAGAATAAAGGAGAAAAGTTTTGAAAGAAATTTTATTATCAATGTTAACAGGTTTTGGATGTGGCGTAGTATTCGCAGCATTCAAATTGCCAGTTCCAGCACCACCAGTTTTTGCAGGAGTTGCAGGAATAATTGGTCTTTGGGCTGGCTATGCTATACTAATTAAAGTTCTATCCTAGGAGGAATAATGGAACTAAGTAAAAAAAATAAGGCAATGCTTGCATCATATGCTCGTTCAGTAGTAGGTGCAGCATCAACACTTTATATCGCTGGAGTAACAGATCCAAAGGATCTATGGGCAGCACTTGTAGGTGCACTAATCCCAGTGGCAGCACGTTATGTAAATCCAAACGATGCAGCTTTTGGTCGTATGCCAAAGGTATCTGAAGTAGAAGCAGCTCTTAAGGCTGCAAAGCCAAGAAAAAAGAAGTCTGAGTAAATAAATCGGCAGAGATAGGGCAGGTCTAGAAATAGACTTGCCCTATTTTAATATATCAAAATACCTATCTTTAAGATTGTTTGTAGAAAAATTATTCATTCCTATTTCAAAAGCATGATTTTTGTACTGTAGTTTATGTCTTTGATTTATAAAACTATCAACCATTTTACCAAGATGTTTTGGATCTGCAGAATATACATCCAATAACATTCGTGTTTTTAATGTACCACTTTTTTCAGAATTTGCCAACCATTCTTTTGGTAATATCGTATTATTTGGCGATATATTAGTCATAAACACTGGCAATCCACTCATCAATGCCTCATTCATTGGTAAGCATAGTCCAGCGTATCTTCGTGGTAAGATCATTAAATCAAAGCCGCGATAAAGATTTTCTCTTACTGGATCATCATTATGATCTATTTTTATTCTAGAATCTTTAAAATTAATATTTAATGAAGTTTGAGTTTTTATAACAAGTTCATAATCTGTTTTTGAATGTTTTAACATGTCAATAACCGAATGAGTTCCATTTCTGTCCTCGGACGCTGCCTTACCACCAACATGTAAAATTCTAAAATGATCTTTGGACATATTTATTTTTCTAACTTCTTCAAATTTTAAATGATCAATTGGAGGTGGCATATGAATAACTTTAGCTTTATTTCCAAATAACTCTTGCATATGATCAAAATACCAAAGGGTAGGTCCAATTAAAATATCTGGAATAGGGATTTTAGGATTAACAACCATATCTAAAAACTCATAATTATACTGTAAAACAGTTTTTACATTTTTCTTTCTAGCAATTTCTACAAAATTATTATTATAAAAAGTCTCACATGTAATTACTACATCTAATCCTTTTAAAAAATAATTTATATCTTCAGTTCTTGGAAATCCTCTAATTGGATAGACTTCATACCCTTGGTACCATTCTGGATGCTGTTTATTCTTATTAAAAGGTTGAGAGTTAATTAACATAACTTTAGATGGGTTTAGCATGTAGGTAAGCTCCCTAGTCTGATTTCCTAAGCCAGTATTGTCTGATCTAGCAATGATACCTATATTCATTCTTTATATCCCCATACCTCATCATCAACCGTAAACTTTCTTGTACCCTCACGACCGTCTAAATGATAAGACCTTTTGATACTTCCTTCTGGATGGTATATCCACAATCTATGTTTATTCCATAAATCATCTTGAACTTTTCCATGAAACCTATCTTCAATAAATGTTTTTTCATCCGAGAATGGAAGAACTGTTTCTCTGTAATATTTAGTTAAGCTTAGATGAGGTCTTTGGCTCCATTGATTTGTTTTCATAAACCCATCATCTATTCCAAACATCAAATGATTATGTTCTGTAGGAATAGATGCTTCAAAATGGAATCTAATAGTATAAGCTTTTTCATATTCCATCATATCTAGACATTTCTGCCAGTCAATTGGCTGATCTGGAGTAAGTGGAGCATCTCCCTCTACATATAATAAAGCTGATGTATTAACAATATCAATAGTTTTTTTCATCATTGTAGTTTGGTGACAGTGTTCATCAAATATTATAGGTAAAACATTTTTCCATTCATGTAAACACTTCCACAAAACACGATTTTTAAATTCATCGTAATCTTTTTTACGATTAAGCCTTTCATCTCTAAGTCCATCAATTTGCAATATAATTTCATTTTCTGGTAAATGTGCACGAATAGAAGAAAGAGTTTCATCAAGAACGCGGGTATCTGGATGGCTTGGCAATATGGAAGTAACAAGTATAGCCGTAATATCATTCTTGTTCATAAAGTTGCCTCATAACCTTAAAACCAAAATCTCTTTTATATTTTAACCACCAACAAACTACTTGATGCATATTATTAGGATAGTTATAAATAAGATCTGGTAACAGTTTATTTAATTCATTCCAATTATCTACTATCGGAAAAGGTAGATCTTTAAGATAAATATAGTTGAAATAACTATCAACTTCTCCTTGAGAGTTTCTTCCATCTCCAACAGGCATACATAACATTTCTATAGCCTCAAAAAATCTAAAAGAATCAACTACTACAGCACCCGCTGGCGCAGGGGCTATCTTTGCCTTTGATAGCGTCTTATAGTATTCTTTTGGTGTATCACCCTGTGCAAAGCCTTTTGTGGGCTTATAAAGGGCATTTGGAAGGGTTTGCATGACCTCTCCTAGTTGCTTTCTACGTTGATGTGTAACCTGTCCACCAAAATAAACGTCATAATCTTTGCTAGGATAATCTGGCTTTTCAGCCTTTAGATGCTGTGGAACACCAATAAAAAACTTTTGATATTTTTCATGTTTTTTGTGGGGGTATTGAACCCATATCTTAATATTAGGATGACTAATAAGATCTACATCAAAGTGTGCAGATTCATCTCCAGTTATAAACAACACAACTCTTTTAATATTAGTAAGTTCTTTATTAATTAATTCTTCATTACCAGCATTACCTTGTCCAGGTATTACTACGAATGCTCTTTCGTCTTGTGGTATATTTTTTACAACTACCTGCTCAATATGATGTCTCTCAAATGTTTCTTTTAATAATCCATAATCCCATTTACCATCAGCAGAATCTAATGGATTAACAGAAAAAATATATGCTTTAGGCTGGCTCATAATAAAAATGAACTTCGTGTTGATAGTCTAATAAAGTTTCTTTGTATCCAATACCTTTAATAAACTGTCTTAGATCATACAGGTATTCTTTCCAATACATCATCATAAACTCTGGATGACCAGATAGCCAAATTTTTGGTCTAAATTCTTTCATTACTTTTTCTGCTCCACCAAGAACACGCCACTCGCTACCTTCAACATCTAGAGATATTGCTGTCGGTGGCTTCATACCTTTTTCATAAACTAATGTATCAATTTTTGTTTGTCCATACTTATCAGCTTCGTACTGCAACTCTTTAAATCCGTGTGCAGATTCTATTGGAGCATTTGCTTCTGGTGGAAACTCATTGTAATAAATTCTAGCAAGTTTATTATCCTTATCTGATGCAAATCCAGGTATACAGGCTAGTGGTTTTTCTAAATTATTTGCACTCCATAATAATGGAAAATGTGACCAAACTTTGGGATTAGGTTCAAATAAAACAACTTCTGCACCCCACATCTGACACAATGCTGGCATCTCTCCTTCTTCTGCACCTACATAATAAACAACATCACCTTTGCTAATATTGCTATGCATTGACTTTAGTCTTGGCTTTTCCCATCCATGTGGCTGATACCAGTCTGGCCTATCTGCACGATGTTTTGGCAATATAATTTCAAACTCTCCATTAATTATTACTTTTATCATTTCTGTCATATGCTAAGTTCTCCTAAAATAGTTTGCCATCTATGAACATATGTATGTTCACGCTTAGTTCTTTCATGCCCAGATAGTCTTATTTTTTCACGTTCTTCATTATGTTCAAGATAATAGTCAATTTTGTTTTTTAAGTCTTTAAAATTACCATGTTCATAAAAAACAATTTCTTCTTTATCTACGAACAAATCTCTAAGACCTTTAATATCAGGATATATTGTAAAACCACCACGACCAGTACTTTCAAATAACCTATCGCTTGTGTAGTATGGGTAGTCAAAGTTTAAATTTAAACTATCTCCAATTGCAATTTTGCTTTTTGCATAAATCCTATTTAATTTATCTCCACGTACTGTTCCAGTATCACCATCTCCACCAACATGCAAGAATCTTTTACCGTAGGTTTGTTTTAAATAGTCAATAAGCATTGGACGATATGGGTATTCTGGGTGGTATCCTTTGCTTCCAACAAATATAATATCGTGTTCATATCCATTTCCATATGATTTATCAATATAACATTCTTCTCCGTATACTCCAGCAGGAAGATAGTGCCCCTTAACTGAGGTATTTTCATTAAACCAATCAGCCATTAATTTATCTACTGTAAAAAAGTGACCAATTGTTTTATAAAAGTTGTCGTTATCTAAATCTTTTTGACGCTTTAATCCAAACCAAAGATCAAGATGATAGGTCATTGTTGGTATTCCAAACTTTTTTAACTCAGTTAAAACTACATCCATAGAAGGTAATCCTGGAGTTTTCCAGCCATGTGTATGAACCCATACAAACAAATCACTTTGTAGTGCTTCGGCAAGAATAACATTGCTCTTAGCCTTTTGTTCCTGCATCCTTACGACGGTATGCCCTAGAGCCTCTAAAGATTTAGCATGATGACTTTCACTACTATAATCAACACCAAAGTTTCCTAAGAAAACAATTTTAGCCATATTACCCCTTTATTCAATTATAGCATCTGTGGAACATGTAGGACTTGAACCTACGACGACCCGATTATGAGTCGGGGGCTCTAACCAACTGAGCTAATGTTCCTAAGCATTTAACCTTCTAAATATTTAATTTAATAGGTCTAGTTATTTCGTTTGCTATCATTTTTTATTGATTAATTTTCTAACAGCATCTATTCTAGAATAAGCATCCCCGCCACCATCAAGTATGTCAGTTATTTCTTTAAATGCCTTTTTCCTAGCCTTTTGACAGCCAGTGCATGGGCATACCCAATCACCCCTCTGAGGTGTTTGATTCGGATCCGCCACGTCCAGGCTTTCTTATAAAATCTGTTTCAATTCCATTCCAATATACTTTATAATAATTATTATCAAATGAAAATGTTTTCATATGTTGAACAGTTGCCCCAGTATGAGCATACAATTGAATACCAGCCTGTTTTAATTTACGGCAAAAAGAAACATCTTCACTAACAAATTTATCTTTGGCTTGCTGATTTTCTCCAAATACAGAAAATTCTCCAGCAATTGCACGTACTGGTTCAATAATTGATCTATGCATAAGCATTAATCCAAAACCTGCAACATCAACTGGGATGACTTTATCTTCAGGAAGTGGGTGTATAAGTTTTGTTCTATACATATCTCCAGTCTCCATATAAATTGCTGGCACTGGCTCCATTAAACTTTGTTCTGTTTGATTAGATACAAAATATACTCCAGTTACTACTGGTTTTGTTTTTTTATCTGCAACTTCCCAAAGCTTTTTTAAAACTGATGGAGTAACTACAATATCACTATCTACCCAAAGCAACCACTCACTATCAGAACTATCAGCCCAAAAGTCCCATAGGGATTGTCTTTGACGTGCAATTTGATTTCCTGTTACACGTATTGTATTTACAATATTAATGTTTTCTTTTGGTGATTCAATGATAACATTTGTAACACCGCTCATGAATCTTCCTTCTACAGTGCCACCATCACACCAACCAATAGTTATTCTTTCTTTAACGCTATGTGACATTATTTATGCTCTACTTTCTTATGACGATTAATTGTGTCGTGAGCAAAAATCCCCCAACGCACTTCAATTTCTTTATTGCATGTGTTACAAATTACAACTCTACCCTTATCCACATTTCTATTATATACCCTACCCCAGTTTTTGTCAAATTACCCTACTTGATTTATAGTAGCAATAACAGATGGAATTGCTGGTCCACCCATAGAGCCAGTATTATTTTCTAAAGTTATACTAGCATTATCTGTTGCCCAATAAATCTCTAAATAATCTCCTACGCTTAACTGCTGAAATAAATTCCATGCAGCAACAATATAAGGACTATTGGTGTTTACTGCAACACGAGTATTTGAATATGGAATTGCTATTCCATTTTTTGCAAACCAAATTTCAGCGGTAGTTCCGTTTCCTCCACCACCACGATTGTGTAATTGAAGTGAAAATGCAAGATTGTATATTCCAGCATTTGCTGCTACTATTCTGCTATTACCACTTCTAGAAAAACCACTAACAATGTCTTGTTGTCTAATTAAAACTGGTTGACCAACAGAAACTGTATTTATGATTTGATCTACAGTATCGTACCAAGATCCATAAGATCCAAATCCACCTGCTGTTCCAGGTATTCCCTGTGGTCCTTGCGGTCCAGTTGCACCTGTTGCACCAGTTGGTCCTTGTGGACCAGGAATTGCTCCACCATCTGGCGGTGTATAAAAACGAGCCATCATGAACCTTGTTCTAGGTTAGTCATAAGAATAGAAGCAGATAATCCGCTGGTAGAACCAAGGGCATACAAAGCATCTCTTCCATTTAATTCAATTGAAATTGCATGGCTGGGATCAATTCTAAAACCATAGTTTCCATTAGTTAAGTTTGATCCGCCAATATAAACATATCCTTCAGCATTAATGTTTTGAACAGTAATGTCAAC